GGTCGCTACGCGAAAAAGCCCAGCGAGGAACTGAAGGCTCAGATCCTCGCGCTTTACGGCAAGGTTATCAACCCGACCGACAAGCTCACCGCTGACCTCAAAGAATTGGGAATCCTAAATTAAAATCGCCCTAAACAGCGAACCAATCCCGCTGAGGTTAGGGCGAAGTGACGCACGGAGTTTTAAGACCGCATTCGCGTCGGGTGGTCAGAGACCGCCACAAAGGTAATACTTTACTATGAAACGAACCGCAGACATATCGGATTTTTTGAAGCCCATTCGAGAAAAGCCCTATCAGGCTTATCTCTCCAACGCCTTGCAGGTGGCGGACGTGCTCGACTGGGTGCTGCAACAACTCGGCAAGTCCGAGGTGTGGCAGACCTCGTTCTCAATCTCCGAGGAGTTCATCCGTCGATTGTACTTCATCGAGAAGTCCGGCCTCGTCACTCGGTTCAACCTCGTGCTCGACCACAAGGCCACCAACAAGACGCTCAAACTCTGGGCGTTCATCACGCAGGTTATCACCACCACCTACCTTGCTGACAACCACAGCAAGGTGCTGCTGGTGCGCAGCGAGCGCGGCGAAGTGGTGAGCATTATTACCTCGCAGAACCTCACGCGAGGCAACCGCTCGGAGTCGGCTGTGGTCACGACCGACCCCGACATCTTCGCCACACTCCAAAGCCAAATTGAAGACTTAATCACAAACCATTCAGTTCCACTCAATGACCTATTCAGCAGAGCAATTGCAGCAGATTGAGAACTTCGCCTCAATCTACCTCAAAATATCGGACATGGCGGTGATTCTCGGTATTCCTGCCGAAGTCCTACGTGAGGACATCGCCGACCATAGCAGCGAGGTGAGCCAACACTATCGCCGGGGCAAGGCCGCGTCGAAAGTGAAACTCTTGCACCAGGAAATGATGCTGGCGCAAGTCGGTTCACCGCTCGCCATCGAGAACACGCACCGCAATCTCCTTGACATGGAAGACGATGAGTAGTTCTATACACCATACACTTTACACTATACACACGAAGTTTTATGGCCCAGCACAACACTCTTGACGTTTGCCGTGTGGACTTGTTCACGGCTGAGGACGAACTGCGGCAACGATACCCTGAGGTTATCGTTGCCCGCGTGCTTCGTGTCCGGGAGGAATACAACTGGTTTATCTCCAATCCCGACGCGAAAGACCGGCAGTTCATCGAGAACGCGGTGAGCCGCTTCGGCATAAGCAAGGTGCTGGCATATTCCGACCTTGCCATTGTCAAGGCGATGCTGCCGCACCTGTCGCAAGCCTCGCGCGACTTCCACCGCTACCGATACAATGAAATGATCCTCGAAACATTCCAGATGGCCAAAAAACGCAAGGACACGAAGACGATGGAAAAGGCGGCCAGCTCTTACGCCAAGTTCAACCGCGTTGACCTTGAAGACGAGCAAGCCGTGCCCTACGACCTGATTGTGGTTCAGCCGTTCACCGCCACCGACGACCCCTCTGTTCTCGGCATCAAGCCGATCCCGAACATTCAGGAGCGGATTGACGCACTTCTGAAGAAGTACCAGGCCGAGAACATCGACATCGAGGACATTGAGTTCGAGGAGGCAGACCTCGAAGAAAATGTCCTGTTCCCACCCACCGACCCGAATAATGGAACAGCCCAAGAAACGAATATACTTTAACGCCCCTCAACGGCTCACGCAGTTGATCGGGGCGAACACCACCGTTATCGTGGCTGGGCGACGCACGGGCAAGACCGACAGCATCGCCTCGCCATTTGTGCTGCGCAACATGCAACGCATGCCGGGCAGCACTGGCGGTATCGTGGTGCCGACCTACAAGCACGGACTGACGAACACCATTCCGGGCTTGCTCGCGGCGTGGAAACGATGGGGGTTCCTCAATGGCGTGCACTATGTCATCGGGCGCAAACCACCCAAGTCATTCGGCAAGCCCATCATTGAGCCAGCCGAATACGAGCACGTCATTACGTTCTACAACGGCTCTTGCGCCATCATCATTTCGCAAGACCGACCGGGCAGCAGCAACTCGCTAACGCTCTCATGGCTGCTCATCGACGAGGCTAAGTTCATAGACTATGAACGCCTCAAAGATGAGACGCTGCCCGCAAACGGCGGCATCAAGTCGTATTTCGGACATCACTCGTTCAATCACTCGGTGATGATCCTATCCGATATGCCGCAGACGCAGAAAGGCTCGTGGTTTCTCCACTATCAGGATAAGATGGACCCTGACCTTATCGAGACGATTAAGGGCACGGTCTATGAGATTTGGCACGTCAAGCAGCGCATCAGGAAGATGCGTGCCGAGGGCATTGAGGTGACACGACACCTGCGCAACTACCTGCGCCGACTTGACGAGCAGCTGAACAAAATGCGCTCCGTGGCGGTGTACTACAAGGAATACTCCTCCATCGAGAACTTGCAGTTGCTCGGGGAGTCGTATATCAAGCAGATGAAGCGCGACCTCACGCCAAAGACTTTCCAAACGTCAATCCTTTGTCAACGAATAGGCATCGCCAAAGACGGCTTCTATTCGTCAATGCGTGAGGGCCACAAATACAACGCCAGCGATTTTGAATACCTCGACAGTCTGGGCTACGACTTCAACGAAGCGCAGCTTGACTGCCGGGCAGATAAGGACTTGAACCCATTCGCCCCCATCTGCATCGGCATGGACTATAATGCCAATATCAATTGGATTGTGGCCGGGCAGCCCACAGGCCGGCGGCTCAACGTCATTAAGTCGTTCTACACAAAGTTCGAGCGCAAAATACCTGCGCTCATCGACGACTTCTGCCGCTACTATGCACACCACCAATGCAAGGTCGTGGTTTACTACTACGACAGCACCGCGCTCGGCGGCAACTATGCCGTCAACGAGCAGGACTTCCACTGGGTGGTGTGCCACGAGTTCGAGCGGCACGGCTGGCAGGTGGAGGACATCAACCTCGGAAATCCCATGCGCCATGATGAGAAGTACCTGCTCATCAACCAGGGTTTTGCCGGTAAACAACGGCTCATGCCGATGTTCAACCGACAAAACAACGACGACCTGATCCTGGCCATTCAAACGGCAGGAGTAGTCCGTGGGCGCAATGGCTTCCGCAAGGACAAAGGCGGCGAAAAACTCGCAGAGAACGAGGAAAACCTGCTCGAACACCGCACCGATGGCACCGATGCTTTCGACACCCTCTACATCGGCTGCGAGAAGTTCCCCTACCGAGGCACCTTCGTATTGTCCAGCAGTGGTGTGCTCTAAAATGTCACAAATTTTGCATGTCAATTATCAAGTACGAAACAATATTCCTTTAGTTAGCGTTTTTTTATATGGTGTGCTAGTAGCTGGTTAATCATTGTTGTTTTTTAAGGTTTTTATCAGATTCTGTGTTAGGTGCAATAATGCACTGGTTTATCTTAAAATCTAAGTGATGGAAAGAATTGTATTCTTACCACAGCCCTTTGCGGCTATGGCAGTTTCTAATCTGCTGCCTGCCGTGCCATTGGAGGTGCGGCCTGATGAGAACCAAAATCGCTTTCTCGTTTATGCGACTAAGCCAGTAGAAAACCAAGAAATGCCCATTGAATGGGTAATGGAAGCCTACAACCACATGGTGTATGGCAACATTTCCGAAAACGACCGACTAACTATCAACGCCATTGTCGGCCATGTAGAGGTGTGTTGCCATCCTTGTTCTGACCGCTCAATCTGGACTGCACGATATCGCACTTCGATGTATCGTGTAATCAATGCGCGAGTCTCCACTTATCCGTTGCGCGTGCCGAAGTCAGTTCTCGATAACAACTACATAAGGCAGATTCTCAACACCATTCCCGTCTACGATGTTCATGCACCGCACAAGCCTGAAGCTCACGGCGACGAACTTGTGTTGCCGGTCAACACCAAGTTGTTCCACCATGCTTCACTCGGTGGCGAAATCAGTCTCGACTTGAATGGTGAGCTTGCAAGCCAAGTGCTCAATAAGCGCGGTGAACTTCGACGCTTCATGCGACTCACTCTCACTTGCGGCATTTATCGTATACGCTTTAAGTTCCAAGGTAGAGTTTCCATTGTAATCAACGAGAGTGATGAACCCGTGCTCTATCCATCTGTTCTGCAAAGTTGTGGCAGAGACATCTGCAAACAGCTCATATTGTCGCTCGGCTCCACTTTAAAGTAATGTTTTTCTAACGAAATCGTTTCTGTTAGAAAAAAATAATGTAATTTTGCGGTGTTAATACGCTGGTACTAACACTACATAAAGGCTACTTAAAGTCATTATACTCCCTTTCAAATTGAAAACTTAGGAACTTTTCAGATAGATTAGCAGGGATGTATAGTGGTTCTCGTCACATAGGCGTGAACCGCTCTTGCATCGCTAATCTAGGCCTCCTAAGTGCCACAATTTGTGTGTAATCGGCTCACGCCTTTTTATTATTAACATATGCCAGACTAAGAATTCTAAACACATTGGCTTGCTGTTTAGGCTAGAGATGAGTAAAGATTGAAGTTATATGCTAATCTAGTCTCAATCGTTTATTGAAGATTTGTAGAGAAAACAAGATTTGCAATAATATGAAGAAAACAATAATATTTGCGCTGACATTGTTAATGATTGGCTGCCAGCAACATCGGGCGGTTTCGCCACGGCTGGCGGAGTTGGACTCGCTCATCGCCGTGGCTCCCGACAGCGCCGCAGCGCTGCTCGCCGCCTATCCCGACGACTCGCTG